GCGGATATGTTGGATGTAAAGCCGGGCGCATGGTAATAAATCGCAGTAGTGTTAAGAAGACATTCCTTAAGGAATTAGTTAATCTTATGACAAAGTAAAATAATTGTACTCTCAAGATTAAAGAGACTGTAAAAGGTCTCTTTTTTATTATCCCCATATATAGACAACTATCTATATAATAAGTTGTGGCGTGCATTGTTATAATCAATACATCTATGTTATTATAATAATACTAATCAATAATAGAATAGTGCTTATTATCTTTATACAATCATTCTATTATTCTAATACTACCATGCTACACTATCACCAGAGAGGGGAGTCTATACTGCTATCACCATTAACCTATTATCTCAATAGTCTAGTAATTCAGTATGCTTTACTATTATATACTTATTAGTAGTAATAGAATAATAATAGTATTATATTATTAGTTATACATGCAAGATATAACAAGCAGTAAAGTATTAATACATGTGTCGTTTATACTACAGTTGACTCTTGTCTATTGTGTAGGGTATACACTGTATAGTTTATATATCTATAATAGATATACTACATCCATTCTATCATTGTACTAATTGTATCATTGTATACTAATCTAGTATACTTTATAATATAGTATTAATACATGTGTTGTGTAAGCAACAAGTGTTGTTTATCTTATACCACCATTGAATCGAGAGTCTTGTATATGTGGATTCAAGGTAGCAGAGCATAAGCCATACAACAAGCATAAAAGAGTAAATAATAGAATAATACTATCATGTTTATATATAATAAACATTATAGTATGAATGAATATACGCCATTTTACAGGCAAACAGGTACGAACTGGGGACAACCGCCCCATAGCAGGTTAAGTCACACAAACACTAATGTCCTGCATACCTCGGTAAATTATACAACCATTGCATATTCTCCCAATATGTGCTAAAATACTTACATAAAGTGTAATTTATAGTAGAAATAGAACCAATCTATCAGAACGTAATGACAGAAAATGTAGCCAATTAGACGTTCAAAGTAATGCAACCCGATAGAGCTTATTTTACCAATACGAGAATAGGAATAAAGGGAAGCCAATTTAACCTTATGATGCTGACCGGATACGATGACTGAAGGATATAAAGTTAGGGAAATAGACAGTAAGTTGTCTGACAATTACCTTAACAAATGCGCCAAAAACGACATGGACTCTTAATAGGGGTTAATGTCGAATCTGGCGCAAATTTATTTTGAAAAGCATAAACATTATAGAGTTAAAATAATATACGAAAAAGACTTTATATGCTGTAATGACTTGGTTTTCAAAGGCAAGCCACAAAACTCATATAAATTTCTAATACTTATTTCCTTGACAGGATTTGAATTAGGTGGTAATATCCTTTATGCTGGATAGTGTTGATTGTGGATGTACAGCCCTTTCCGCATGACAAAGGCTCACTCCCCTTTCCAGCAAATTATCTTATTGGAGTAGATGGAGGTATTTGTGGGACAACGGATTAGTGATATTATTACTTTGGAAGAAATTGAAAGAGATTGGAAAATGGGGATGAAGATATTGGTGAGAAGTCAAACAGGAACGGGAAAAACCTATTGGGCGCAGAATACGATTTATGAATATTGTAAAAAGAATAACTATAAATGCCTTCTCTTTTCTAATAGGGTGGTTCTAAAGGAACAGAATGAAAAGTCTCTCGAAGGAAAAGATGACGTTTTTGAGATGGTAAACTACCAGAATATAAGTGAAAAGATTTACGGTGGGATTCCTCTCTCGGATGTTTATAATGGGTACGATGTTATATTAATGGATGAAGTGCATTTCTTTTTAGAGGATGCACCGTTCAATAGAAAGACGGATTTACTTCTTCGTTCACTGAAGTTTATCTATCCCAACAAACTAATTATCTTGCTGACAGCAACCCCTCAAATGCTTTTTACTTATAAATCCAAGTACGACAAGGTTTACAACTTTCCAGATGATTATTCTTATATCAACAAAGTTCTTTTCTATAAGAAAGATGAGGCAATTGAGAGGCTTGTTTCAAATCTTCCTGATGGTGAAAAAGCAATTTATTTTGCTAGAAGTGCGGAAGATGCCTATGAACTCAGCAAAAAGTTTGTTGGGAAATCGTCCTTTGTTTGTTCACCCGAAAAGAAGGCATACGGCAAACTGAGCGATAAAAATACCATCAAACAAATAGTCAAAGATACCAAGTTTTCAACAACACTCCTTTGTTCAACGAAACTACTTGATACGGGAATTAATATTGAGGATGAAAATCTTAAAACAATAATAATTGAAAGTTCAGACCCAATAAATATTATTCAAAGTGTTGGCAGGAAGAGAGTAAAAAATGAAAATGACAAATTGGATATTTATATAAAAAATGTTCACAAGGGAGATATGCTCCAAAGAATTTCAGAATGTTCAAAAAATTTGTGGTGGGCTAGGGAATTGCGAGAATTGGGAAAAGAGGAATTTCAATTTAGACATAGAAAGTCAAATCTTCCAGAAATTATAGATAATGATTTTACAGTAAATGTTGCAATTGAAGTTTATTATAAATATATGCTGGAATTCTACGAACATTTGAATAAATCGGATGAGAAATTTAGACAATATTTTTATTCTCATTTTCAATATATTCCCGAAGAGGAAGAATTTGCAGAGCATGAAATACAGAAACCCGACATAATCAGGGTCTTGGAAGAAAACAAAAATATAAAATTCTTCAAAGATGACCAGAAAATAATTGCCAAGAAATTCTTCGGAGTTCTTCTTTCTTCCAGCGTAGCGAATGACAGGAATATGGGATTTAATGTTATTTCAAAAATCATAGATAATAACAATATCCCTTTTGAAATAAAGTCTATAAAAGAAACAAAGGGTCAAAACAGGGATAAAAAATATTGGATGTTTATTAGAAAACAAGAAGAGGTAAAAAATGAAAATAATTGAAAATGAGGAACAGATACTTTCCTTCTTGAACGCTATAAAAAATAAACCAATAGAAGAAGATGAGACCCTTTTCTTTAAGAAGGAATTGGTGGATGTGGTATTCAAACCAAGGAGCAAGAGAAAGATGAATGCTTTTTGTAAACAAATGGGAATGGATGTATTTGAGGCAATCTTGGAAGACTTGGAATTGCCGTTTACAATAAAGACAATAAAAGAATCCCCTCCTGTGTATATGGTTAAAAAAGAGGAATAAAATGGAAACGGACAATAAGATTATGATTGACTTAGCCGACTGGTTGTTGGAGAAGGTAGAAGCATCTCCTGTATCAAAAGAGGATGTTTCTTTGAAAATGAGAGAATTAATGGCTAAATATTTTGAAGAGGAGAAACTATGATTATTACTAAAGAAAACTTTCATTGTGAAACAAAAGACCTTAACGGAAATTATTGTCCGGAAAGACCAATTCATCTCATTGATATTGGTGATGACGAACAAGTGCTTTTGTGTCATGAATGTGCGTTTAATTTTTTAATGAAAGAACATCTGGATAGACTAAAGGACTTTTAGACAATAATTGCTCTTGACAAACCAGAATAATTGTGTTATCATATAAATAGAAAGGAAACGAAATAATGGAAAATGAAACCTTAGAAAAAGCATTTCAATTTGCAAAAGAAAGACACGGAGACCAAATGTACGGTAAATTCCCGTATACATATCACCTATTGGATGTTCTGGATAAAGTGATAGAAATGGGAATGCCAATAGAGTATCAGACAGTAGCCCTTCTTCATGATACACTTGAAACTAAAACTACTTGGATTGAATTGAAAGATAACTTCGGCAAATTCGTAGCAGGGTGTGTTTATTTCTTGACCAAAGATAAAGGTCAATCTTATGAAAGTTATATTAAAGAAATAAAGAACTTTCCTGACGCTAGGGCAATAAAAATTTGTGACCTTCTTTGTAATCTAAAAGAGTCTTACAAAATGGAAGACTGTGAAATAAAATTCAAACTAATTAAGAAATATGAGAAAGCCCTGTTTACATTGGCTTCAGGAGAATGAGAATGGAAGAGAAAATTTGGAATGTTTTAAATTGGATTGATAATAATATAAACCACACAATCGTAGATTGGGTTTTTAATCTCTTTGATTGTGAAAATGAAGATGGTTCAGATTCTTTATCTTACAGAATTTGGAAGGCAACATCTCATGCTTATTGTAATTGGGTAAATATAACATTAGCTGAAAAATGGAACTTGGAAGGATTTTAAACATGTTAAATATGTATTATAATGGTTCAGAGACGGTAATTGCAGAAAGTATTGAGGATGCGGAAAAGGTGTGGGAAGAATCAACTGGTCAAAATTGGGAAGAATTTATGGGCGAATCGGATTTGGATGATGAGTGGGAATTGGTTCACAAAGAAAACTGGACTGTAACATTTGAAGATGCAGAAGACGCAAATGAGTTTACAAAATCTGGAATTCTAAAATTACAGGAAAATTCTGAATTCGGCAGTTGGTATGTCAAGGGTTCAGAAGAAGATTGGATTAAGGTTCATGGTCGTGGATTTTTCTGTACGGAGAACTGGTAAAATGGAAAACATTAAAAAAGAAAGAACTCCTTTACAACTAATTAGTATTGGTTTAGCCTTTGGATTTTGGTTGGGAATTTTGACATTTGACGTTTACATGACACCAACTGTAATTAAAAGTATTGGTGAAGTAATCGCCCTAGTCTTAGATTCATTTGGAGTATAAAATGTACATTATAAAAATCATGTATAATGATAAATCTGTTGGTTCTATTTCAACCGCATTTGAAGATGAAACATTTTTCAACCTCTTATATTCTTTTGAAACATCAGAGGTGGTACGTCAATTTACAGTATCAGATGCGGGTGGAATTATGACCAATGACCATTTTGGATACGGTAAACTCCATAAGTGGGTTGAGACTTTCAACTACAAACCACAATAAAACTGTAATTTTATGAGAGGAGAAATAAATTGGAAGAACTTTTGAGAGGAATTATATTTTCAATAATATGGCTTGGAATTGTGATTTTACTAATGAATATTGGTGAAAGAAAAATTGTTATCAAAAACATTAATGATGATTGGAAATACGAATTGTTTAAATTGGTTTATAAGATGTTTACAACAAAAAGAAACAATTATGAAATAAATGTAGTTGAGGCTCTTTTATCTCTAAATGAAACAGGAAAAGAAATTGCACAGGCTATTAGAAACCACACCGTTTACCTTTCTACAAGTGGTAGAAAAGACCAATAAAAGGCTTATTTTATAAAGGAGAATATAATGTATTTTGAAAAAGAATTAAACTTAATAAAAGACCCAATTGTTAGAGATATTGCGGAACAGGGGGTAAAACTTATTCCTGATTATTTTTATCATGTTCCAGCATCCTCAAGTGGAAAATACCACCCCTCTTATACAATTGGAGATGAAGGTCTTTATCGTCACGTAAAAGCGGCAGTTTCCATTGCCAAGATGCTTTTCAATATTCATGATTTTACGGATTTAGAAGAGGATATTATCGTAGCATCTCTAATTCTCCACGATGGATGGAAACAGGGCTTGGATGGAAGTGGTGGTAAAACTCTCCATACTCATCCATTGATTGCCGGAGACGTTCTCTCTGAATTGGTGGTTGTAGAAAATGGTGGAGAACAACTTGTACTAAATTCAATTTGTTCTAACATTGAATCTCACATGGGACAATGGACTACCAGCCAATACGATGAAACGGTTCTACCCCTACCAGAAACAAAAATGCAAAAGTTTGTTCACCTATGCGACTATATTGCAAGCCGTAAACCATTAGAATATAACTTTGCAGTAGAATAAAAACATCATTTTATGAGGACAGATAAGCAATGGAAAAAATTGAAAATATATATATAAACAAAGTAGACAATGAACTTTTTGATTTGATTTGGCTAGATTTGTCTGTTGAGGAAAAAGCGTATCTTATTATCAAGGCGGTAAATAGAAAATTGACCGTTGATGGTCTTTTGATGAAAACCTTAAATAAAGTTAATATGCTTGATTAACGATAAAACTAAGATTTTATGAGGATTAAATGATTAAGAAAACTAAAAGAACCGAAGAATATTTTGAGATTTCAAGAAAACAATTTGAATTTATCTATGCTCTTTTTTTGAAAATTGGAGTTTGGAAAATTCTTGAAATTATGGGGATGGAAAGAAAGTCCAAAGATGAGGATTTTATAGATGATTTTTGGAAAGAGATTGCAGAAGCTCTTGATGAGGATTAATAATTATGAATGTTTTAGATTGTATCAAAGTAAAAAAGGATTTTTATTGTTTTTGTTTTGAACCAGAGGAACTATCTTTGTCTACAATAGAGATAGCCTCTCTTCCTTCTCTAGTTAGCGAATTGATAAATTGGTCGGTTGTTTCTGTATCCCCAAAAAACAGGGTTGGAAAAGTTTTAGTTTTTGATGTTATTCCATATAAATCAATTGACCCCCCATTGATTTTTTGTAAAGGAATAGATTTATCAAGATATTATTTAATTTGGAACATCGTTATAATTGATAAAGGGAGAAGTTGGGATAGAAAATTGGTTCTTCAAGAGTTTGACGAGATGCTGAGAGAATTGAATATTTCTTCTTTGACCAGAGAAGAATCTTCGTTCCTTATTTTTAATCTTTTGAATTTTAAAAATGAATATATTCGAAGGATGTAACCCTTGACTTTTATTCGGTTTTGTGATAGAATGTTCTAGGAGGAAAGTATGAGAAAATTTAAATTTACAATAGAAATTGACAGAAACGAGGTTGGGGAAGGGATAATTGAAATTGACCAAAAAGTTTTTGATATTGCAAACTCCGAAGAATTTAAGAGATACTTCCACACATTCGGTGATGATGATGCTATAGCTTCTCATGTTGCATATCATATGATTTATCACCGCGAAAGTGTAAACGAAATAGAAGGATTTTATGGTGCTTTAGACAAATATGCCGCTAAAATTGTAGAGTATCCGAGAGGATATGATGACTTTGAATTTTTAGCAGAAGAGATTGTTTAGAGTGTGATAAAATGGGATTTTTATCGTGGTCGAGAAAGTCTAGGAAAGAACTGGAAGAAGAATATAAAAACTATCCAAGCGGGTATGAAATAGTCAACAGATATAATACCAATGTTGAACTTGAACAACTAAACCCCGGAAAAAGCTGGTTGGCGTATATTGGAGATAACAAATGAAAATCGGAATGCTCTGGAATGGGAAAAATGTTCATGAGGCTAAAGAATACTTTATAAAGAAGTATGGCAGAATTCCAGACACAGTTGAAATTTCACCAATCTTCATAAATAAGTTTGAAATAAAAAACGGAAACATAGAAGGATTGAGGACTCAGGTTTGCAAAGAAATACAAGTTGGAAATATTTTAATTGGAATTGAAAACGATGAAAATAATTCGGGATATATAAAAATAAAGGAAAATTAAAATGAAAAATGAAATTGGAAAAAATATTCTAAAATTTCTTTTTTTTCTAGGATGTGTTTACGGAATAATAAGAGTTTCAATTTGGAGTTATTTCCAAACTCAAGCATTTTTTATTCCGTTTGATGAAGGTGATTCTAGTCATGTGATTTCACACGCTCTGGCGTTGCTTACTCAATATGGGCAGAATGTTGTTTTATTTTTGGCGGCAATTGAAGCTGGTCGTAGGCTTGCATATAAGAATAAACTGGCTAACATTCAAAACAAAACTCATATTGCAATATTAGAAGAGGAAATAAACAAGTCTCAGGTTCTTTCAAATATTTATTATGTTCTGTTCGGTGTTTTTGCCTTGATTGACTCTGGAACAAATCTTGGTCAATTTTTTTCAACAACCGTAGTTGAGGCGAGAAAAACCATTCCTGATGGGTTTACAATGTACTGTTTTATAGGTATAGGTTCTCTCATTTCTGTCGTGGTTGTTTTTGTGGAAGAATTCTTTATGAATTCCGCAAATGCCCTTCTTCATGCTTTCAATGATATACTGGAAAGTATGGGAAAAAGAAGACTTGGTGGATTTGATTTGTTTATTGACCCCGATAAGGTTATCGCAACAAGAATGGATGAGAGAAACGGTAAAATGGGAAACCAAAATAATTCTCAGAAAAATAATAATGCCGAGGCTCCCCATTATTCTGTTCCGGAAAATCTTCCGAGGAGAAATGAGGGCTATCCTCAACCAAGAAATCAGCCAGTAACACAGCAAAGAGAATTGACATATCATCCCATGTCAAGACCAATAGAAAATCGTAACGGAAAAGTTTGAAAGGTGGAGTTTTTCTCCACCTAATTTTTGTTTAGAGGTGAGTTTATTGCTTAAGCTACAGAGTTTTTTCATTTATAAATTCAATACGAGAAGACTAAAACAAGATGGATACCGAATAAACATAAACCCATCAGAAGCTAGAAGAAATAATGAAATGGTAAGAATTGGTGACTCTAATCTTTTGGAATTTTTGAGACGGATAAAGAAACAGGAATTATTATTTCCTGAAATTAAAAAATCAGAAAATGAAATAAAGAAGATTAGAAAAAATAAAAATTCTGTCAGAGCAAAAGAACGATTAGAAAAATTGCAATATTCGGTAGATAAGTATTTGTTTATTCCAGAGATAATTTCGGTGGTGTTTGATGATAATAGACATTATAAACATCTGGTGAATAACGGATTATACATAAACGGAATACTTTTTAAAAGACTGTATAGCGGCGCGGGAAATGCGAGACGTTCTACAGCATTTTTTATAGACGAGAGATATTACGAAAAAATGGATTGGTATCTGGATTGTGGTAGAAAAGAATTAACCATAAATCCAAATAAGTATAATGCCTACTATTCACTTTCATCTTCGGCAGGAACACCAATTACTACTCCTAGATTTACGGTTATTCCAGATTTAGAAATTATAAGACTTACAAAGGTTGATTTTGTAACAGAATCCACTGGACACGGAATAGACCCGAAAATTGAAGAAAAAGAAATTCAGCAAACATTCTCTGTGTTCGATGGTCAGGGAATTATGACCCCAACCTTTGCAAATCAGATTGCCTATGATTTAGAGTTGGACTACACCCCTAGTTCATCAATCATTCGTTCAGCTTGGGTAAAAGGACTTTTAGTTTGTTTTGACTTCAAAGAGTTTGCGAGACAAAACAACGTTTCCGAGATAATGGATATTTACGGTAACAGTTGCAATGTTGAAGAATTGGATGTTATTCTAACAGCAAGTCAATTTAAGATGTCTTCTGGATATGATAGTTTAGAACAATATAAAGAAGAAGTTGCAAAGAGAGATTTTCAGTGGCGAGTAACTAGACCGTCTCCGAAGAAAGATAAGAACATTGTTCAAACCAATTATCAATATTTACAGTGTTTAGATTTAGATGATAACAGCATTGAGAGATTGTGTCAACCGACAATAAATTATCTAAAGGAAGTATCGGGTCTAAAGTGGTCGTCAATTATCCTATTCCTGATTGGTTCTATGCAAAAGAAGGATATAGACAAGAAATGGTTTGACAGATTAGACCCACTCATAAAAGTGTTATTTTATGAGCCTTTGTTGATTGAAAATGGGTTTGTAAGAAACAAGATAAAGAAGATGATTTCTAAGAAAATAAAAGAATCCTATATTGGGGTTCTAAATGTTGAAGGAAATTATTCAAACATGATTTCTGACCCTCACGCATTTTCCCAACATGCCTTTGGGTTGCCAGTTACGGGATTACTTAACAGGAGAGAATTTTATTCTAATTATTGGAATAAGAAAAATGTCAAGAAAGTTGCTTCTTTGAGAAGCCCCCTCACTTGGAAATCAGAAATAAATGTATTGGATTTGAAAAAAAATGAAAAAGTAGATTACTGGTACAAATATCTAACTACCGGAATTATTTACAATATTTTCGATGAAAGTGTTATGTTGCATAGTGGTTGCGATTTTGATGGGGACATCACCTGCACAACAAACAATCAAGAAATTATAAATGGTGCTTCTGGTGGCAATCCAGTAACTTATGAAAGAAAGACTGCCCCTAAGTCAGATATAGATAAGGACAAGTTGTGGGAATCTGACATCCAGACATTCGGGGGGAAGATTGGGTTCATCACAAATATTTCTAGTACCCTCCATAGTTTTCTTTGCTTATATAATGAAAATAGTGAAGAATATAAAACTATTGAAAATAGGTTGAAAATATTAACGGCTTTTCAGTCCATGTCAATCGATAAAGCTAAAGGTATTGCAATTATGGATTTTCCCGATTGGTGGACAAAATGGGAAAAGGGCGAAGATTTTCAAAATAAAATACTTGCAGACAAACGCCCTTATTTTTTCAAGAATTTGTATGACCACTACAATAGAGAATATAAAAAATATTTGAGCATTTATGATACTTTCTGCATCTCTAATTATGGCTTGAGTTTGCAACAGGTAAAAGAAAAAGAGAATAGAACCAAGGAACAGGAAAACACGCTTTATTATTTGAATAGATATAATCACCTGATAGATACACCTTCGGTCATGAACAAAATCTGTCATTACATGGAGAAGGAAGTTTCTCTTTTAAAGGATGCTAGAAACGACATGAACTTTGTGTTTCAGATAGACGAAGAAAAACTAGAAAAAATGAAACTTTTATATAAAGAGTGGAAAATTCTTCGTAAAAAACACGCCCAAGATGGTGAAAGTTTACTTCATTATGAAACAAAGAGAAAGGCGGACGAAATATCAGTAAATAGTAATGAGATTGCCAAGTTGGCATTGAATGTTTCCGTTGGTTTTGCTTTCAGCGTCTTTCCTGAATATGTAGAAGGATTATATAAAAAGAAGAATGTTGAAGTTCCTGTTTTAGATGAGAATGGAGATATTAAATTTGATGGAGAAAAATATTCTCTCATGATTTTAGACTTGGAGGAAGAGTGGCTAGAGTAAAACATTTGGATAAAATTCAAGCGAAGAGAATATTTGAAAATGGCTTTGTCTTATATGACTACGCGGAAATGGTTGCCTTCTCTAAATATGCTATTAGAGAAGGTTGGTCTAAAGATAAGGCTGAAAAGTATATTAGAAATGAATTCTTTAAAAACGGAATGAATTTAGTTCTTCTTCAGTCAACAATTCACAAGGCGGTATTGAGTTCAAAGTATGACTTTCTTGAACAAGAAGAAGTGATTATCACGAAAGAGGAAATTGCTGAGATTTCAAAATTGAAAAATAGGAAGTGGGAAAAGGCTTTATTTTCAATCCTTGTATTTGGAAAGAAGTATGGCATCATTTTTAAATCCAACCTATACTCGTGGCAGGATTTGAAAGAAAATATAAAGAAGGTTGGGGTTCACATGAAACTGGACGAGTATAACCAGTTTCTTGCCACCATTGGAAAAGAAAGAAAACTCGTAAATGCGGTAGTAAAGAAGAAAAAGCTCTCTTGGAGAATATCCTTTGCAAAAGATGATGGTGAGTTTTTCTGCCAAATAAAGGATTTCAATCGGGTTCAGGATTATCTTCCGAATTTCTGTAATGTCTGTGGGAAAGAGGTTTGGAAAAGGAAATATTGTTCTGAACACAGACCCAATTAATCGGGGCTGTCACTATTTATGATAAAGATATACGATAAAAGAGGAATTTTATGACACTTAAAAAAATTAATAAGGCGGATATTGTCTTTGAAAATTGTGATTTTGTTAGTATTCCAGTAAAAGAAGATTCGGAACTTTTGCACTTTCATATGAGTGGAATAAGTGAAAGTGTCAGTAGTTGTAATTTAGACAAAGACCTTCATGCTTATAAAACAGCCAACGAAGTGTTATTGGAGTTTTCCAAAAAGGCTCTTTATCTCCCATCGTTCTGGGAAATAAAATACGGATGCGGTAATATATTAAAAAATCAACTCAGCTTTAGAGATATTTGTTCGGTTTATATTTATTGTGAGGAAAACAAGGAATATGAATATTATGTTTCATACATAGAGGAAAATGAATCTGAACTGGGTTCCCCAAATTTAAATCAGATAAATCACTGGCTGAACGATGGTGGTTGTCGAGTTGAAATAAAGAAAATAATCAAGGAATAAATTTTATGAACAAACGTACACACTTCATTGTATGCAATGATGATGTTATAGGGACAGTTTTTCAACATCCGAAAATGGGAAGAACAATTGTATTCAATTCATCCCCTTCCTTAGACGCTTTTTTGCAGGTATATGATGCAGAAAAACAAGAGATGATTTTAGAAAAAGATGTGCTTGATTTTTTCTGGGAGTTGCTTCCAGAGTGATAAAAGGATGAGTTAAAATGAATGATGATAAATTTTTGGTAGACAATAGTGTTTCCAGCAATGATTTGTCAGTTAATGTTATGAAAACTCCAAAAACATATATTTGGAAACCTAAAGAAGATATTTCTGTTTATGAATTGGCATTGTGTTTACCACTAATTAGTTTTAGAGGATGGTTTGATGCTGAATATGCGATTTCTGAATTACCAGAAAATTGTCAGAGACATTTTGAAGAAGTAAAAGAAGGGTAAAAATATGAGTGAATTAAAAACAATTGAACAGGTTGGAGAAATTGTAGGAGTTGAGGGATTAGAGTATGCAATTATGGATTATTTGAATCCTTCCAAAATAGAAGACTCCGAACTTAGACGGTTATGGGATGAAGCCAGAATCGCAATTGAAAAAGTGGACTTGTTTCTAAAATATAAACTCGGTGAAGAGTTTTTTGATAACTTCTAATAAAAGGATGATTTTATGATAGATAAAATAATGTTTGAAGCAGTAAATAGAAATTTAGAAATGAGAGAAAGAATGCTTTTATCTGAATATGACAAAACCATTCCTAAAGAAATCTGGTTAAAGGATTTTTGTACTATTCACTTAAATATTGGCAGGTGTACGGGAAAAACATTCCACATTGCAGAAAACGCAAAAGAAACAGATGTTGTTTTTGTAGGTCTTAATTCCACGAGAAGTTTGATTCTCGATAAAAACAAAAGATTGAATAGGGTTGATGAAAATCTAATAAACCTAAATAACCTCATGTGGTCTCATAACAAAAAAAGAGATGTATATGATTCTTGTAATATGATATTTGTTGATGAACCAAAAATCTCCCTAAAAAGATTTGATAATATTTTGGATTTTTATAGGCTTTTCATAAATAACAAAAATGAAATGATTTTTATTCTTCTAGGAGAGTAAAAGGATAATACGATGAAAGATATGGTTTATATGGAAGATTTTGTAAAAGAATTTGCTGAATATTCAAGAATGTCGCAGAAAGATATTTCTTATCTATTTAAGAGTTTAGATTCTTTTATGAAAGTGGCAATCGAAAACCAGTGTTCAATAAGAACTCCAATTTTCGAATTATACTACTCGGATATGAAGGGCAGGGATACCAAATTATTTGGTAAACTCCCACCCACTAGAAAGGCGAAGTTGAGGTTGGCTAATAAACATAGGCGGGGTCAGTCGTCTCAGAGTAAGATTTACAGAACAGTTTTAGAGAAAACTGAGGTTGACGAGACCTTGACAGATTACGAATAATATGATAATATTGGGAGAGTGAACAAGAGCCTTCAGGCAGGGAAAATTCATTCTCAAATTGGGGGAAATTCATTACACAAATTATTGCTATATGTTTGGGTTGAGGATACACTTAAAAGGAATAGCCCCTGTATCTAGTCCCAAAGCTGAATTATGCGAAAGTAGCTCAATGGTAGAGCAAATGTTTTCCAAACATTAGGTTGTGGGTTCGAGACCCATTTTTCGCTCTAAAATGTCAGTCATAACTTTAGAAACCTTAAATGTGGTAACAAATGTGTTGACGAGAGATAGACTTTATTGGTAAGAGGACTGACATTTTTACTTTAAAATATAAATAAAAATTTTGTAACATAGAAAGACTGGGAGAACAAATGCAGAGACAACTATATATTGAATGTATGCAAAAATATAACAACGAAATAGATATTACTTGGCAGGAGTTGGCTGAAAAATATGGGATTTCTACTGGCAAAATTCTTTCAGATAGATGGCAGAGAATTAAAGATAAGGTAGACCCAATTTTAGAAGAAGATGGTGTTATGGGTGAAACTCCTTGTTTTCAGAAAAATAAAAACGCTCCGAAGATTTTAATTTTTGACATCGAGACCCATTTAAAAAATGCAAAACTTTTTAGACATGGTAAGCAATATGTGAATGCTTCTTCGTTCAGTGATTATGATTCAATGATTTGCTGGAGTGCGAAGTGGGTTGGAGACAATGAAGTTTTCGGGGATGTTCAAACTTCTACAGAGGCAGTTGAGAGAGACAATTCTAGAGTTACAAAATCTTTGTGGGATGCACTTTCAAGCGCAGACCTTACGGTTTCTCATAATGGAATAAACTTTGATTTGCCAATGGTAAACACATTTTTTATTGAAAATAGACTCGGTCTTCCGAATTTTTTCAGAAACATTGATACTTGTTCCATTGCAAGAAAAAACTTCAAATTTGAATCTAATTCATTAGACCATATTTGCAAACGGTTAGGAATCAATGATGGTAAAATGGATACATCTATTGAATTGTGGGAAAAGTGTTACGTTGGTGAAAAAGAATCTTTGAGTTATATGTTCGAATATAACCAAATGGATGTAACTGTTTTGGAAGACCTTTATAATGTATTTCTTCCATATATTCCGAGTTTTCCGAATTTGGGAGTTTGGGGAGATGTTACTCAGGCGAAGTGTCCTTATTGCGGAAGTACAAACTTTGAAGAGAAGGGATATAAATATACTCCTTCAGGTAAGTTTAATTCTTATAGATGTGAATGTCAGGCTTTATTCAGAAGCAAAGAAAATCTTCTCTCTAAAGAATTCAAAAAATTGCAAATGGTAACTTAGTACGATAAAAGGGATATTTTATGAGAGTTAAGAAAGGGTTTGATTGAAAAGTAAAACTTTATGTTTTTTGTTGATTACTAGTCTATTCACACAATCCTTTTGCCGGATAAATTCATTCCCTTTATATGAAGGGAATGAATGTTCTTCTTTGACATACGAGAATTTTGGAGTTCCAAAAGAAAAATATTTAGATATTTTCTCTGACGGAAAAGTTTCAGATAACGAGCGAGAATATCTATACTCAAATTATTATACGGAATCTCCGAAGATTTTTAAATCTCACGCTACATGGTATGGAGGAGAACAAGAATCGATTGGGGAATTACTGCAATATTCCCTCTGGATAAAACAACAAATGGATAGAGGGTGGGTTTTGATTGGTTCTGGAAAGTACGGTTATCATCCAGAATTGAAAGAAGAACTTGATACCTTTATAAAAAATAATTACTGGTATAAGGATTCAAAAGATATTTTACTATCAAAACAAAAATCACCACTTTATTTTTATTTTGCGGATGGCGGGAATAAAAGAGTAAATAGGGATTTTCAGAATCAGCCAATTCCCGTTAAATATGATAGTCTGAACGATAGACAAAAAAGAGTTTTAGATATTACCGTCACTCAAGCATATAAAATGAAAAAATCGTTTTTTGTTTCAATTTCAGAACAATCGAACTTGACAGAGCAAGAAGCATTAAATTCTGGAAAATATTTGGCGGTTGTTTCTTCTAAGACAATAAATGATTTTGGTAGAAGGTTTATGATATATAAGTGTGTTTCTGGAAAATTGGATTTCATTGGGATTGTTTTAGTTGGTGGTGAAGCAAAAAGAGATGATTGGACTGGAATGGGGAGTCCAACCAATATTGGATTTTCTTATAATCATGCTCCACTTTCAATTAGAGAAAATAATGAAATTCATTGGGGATTTGATTTCCCGACAGAATTATATAATTATTTTGGTGGAACTACTGGGGCAACCGGTGAAATAATAGCGATTGACCCTGACAAATAAAAAATGGAGAAATATGACAACTTATAAGGTAATTGTGAGAAATCAAGTTTTTGAAAAAAGCGAAGATGAAAAACAAAAACATCTTTTAGTAGCGAGAGGAAGGGGAGGGATGTTAGCGATTCCGTGTTATAAAATTGAGACGGAAGTAGTTCAATCTGGAATGTCTTTTAAAGATGCAAAAGAATTAAGAAAGACTCGAAGAAATTCTGTAATTGTAAAGGAATAGGTATTTACATTTATATTATTATCAAAACGAAATGCAAGCCAGAGGCGGAACTGGAAGTAAAATAAAAAAAACGTAACGAAAGTTTCACAGAGACAATGTGTTCAAGATATTCTCAATCGTCTTTCAGCAAAATATAAATGATTTACGGAAAATACCCGTCATATGACGGGTATTTTTGTTTTAAGTTGTATAGTTTATAAAGATAAAGTGTGTATTTTATTAAAGTTTTGGGAGGTGTCTTATTTATACTGGAATTCGAGAAATTGAACCATCAAATGAGGAGTTGGCTGAATTCTATGAGGGGAAAATAAACTATAATTTGATAACAAATCAATATTTAATTATAAAAAATTCCTCTGGGGAAGTGATTGATAAATTAAGATGGGATGGTGAAAGATTTATAAAACTATCTAGGACAAAATTACAGTCTATAAAACCAAAAACCCCAAAACAAGAGTGTCTTTTTGACTTGATTTCAAATAAAAATATACCCATAAAAATAATTGCTGGAGTGGCTGGTTCCGGAAAAAGCAAGATAGCCATTTCTCACGGTTTGCATTTTGTTCAAAAGGGAGAATTCGGAAAGATTTTTATTGTTAGACATAATGTTTCTGTTGGTGAAAAGAATGGTTATGTAAAGGGTTCAAAGCTGGAAAAAGCTATGGCTTGGCTTGGCTTCTTCGAAGATAATATTGATGACCAACAATTAAATATGACAGATATGTTCGATAGAAAAATTCTCGATACAGACTTTCTTGAGGCAATGAAGGGTAGAGATTTAAAAAATGCCTTTATAATTGTTGACGAGGCGGAAGATTTAACGGTTGAACAATTTAAAATGATGGGTGAAAGAGTTTCTTATGAAAGTTCGATATGTTTTGTAGGAGATTATAATCAAACAACTCAGGAAAAATATAAAAGCAATAGTGGATTATCTAGAGCAATTGAAAAATTAGCCGGAAATCCACTAGTCGGAATTATTGTTTTTTCTGATGCAAATTTAGATAACGTAAGAAGTGAGGCGAGCAAAGTTTTCACTTCCATATATTAATAAAATAAAACGATTTCTTGTTTTATTCAATGGGATAGAAGGTAAGTCATGAACCCTTTGACAAGTAACTCCATACTTCCCATTTTTAAGTTTTGGAGCAATGGAGTTTTTAATGGGGGAAAAAATATCTGGAATTTATTGTATTGAAAATGTATTAAATGGTAAAAAATATATAGGAAAAGCCTTTGACATATACGGTAGATGGGTTCAGCATAAATCAGCATTAACTAAAAATCGAGATAGTTTTCATCTACAACAATCTTGGAACAACAATGGAGGAGAAAACTTTTCTTTTTATATAATAGAAATATGTTCCCCCGAAACCTTGAACGAAAAAGAAAAGTTTTGGATAAAGGAATATAAAACTTTTGGATTCAATGGAATATATGGTTTTAATTTAACGGAGGGGGGAAACGGGACATCTGGATATTCTCTCACCCAAGAAACAAAAAATAAAATATCTAAAAAAAATAAGGGGAGAACTGTTTCCGATGAAGCTAAGAAAAAAATGTCAGAAAATGCTTCAAGAAAATATGGGAATGAGAATTGGATGCACGTAAACGGTCACTCTGATGAATCTAAAAAAAGAATGTCAGATTCTAGAAGAGGAGAAGATAATTCGTTTTTCGGAAAACAACACTCAGAGGAAGCAAAAAAGATTATTTCCGAAAAAAATAAAAATCCCCCAATGGATAAAAGGATTTTGCATTCAAAAATAATGCGTAATAAAAAAGGAAATAACGTGAGTTCAAAATATTTCGGAGTTTCTTTCCATAATAGGAAAGATATTAAGAAAAAATGGAGGGCAAAAATAGGTATATTGGGGGTGGTTGTGGAAATAGGTCATTACATGACCGAGTTAGAAGCCGCAATTGCTAGGGATGAATACGTTATAAATAATGAGTTAGATTATCCATTAAATTTTACATAATCTAACTCGCATCTCTTATTAAATAAAAGGATACTATAAATGAGACTAGGTGGAATTCACGAAGATACAAATGGTTCTGGAAGTAAAAGTTTTGGATTTATGGGAATGAGGGATGAAATAATATATAGAGGACTCAAACGAAGAACTCTCTATATTTACGATGATATAGACGATGAAATGGAGTTAATTCTAAATCATTCTCTCGAAAGACTTTGCAAACCAAATTCTGAGGGAAAGAAAGAACCAATAACAATAAAGGTTTCTAGTTATGGTGGAGACAGCAATGCAATGTTTTCCATCATCGGTTCCATTGAATCTTGTATCTCTGAAGGTTATCCTGTTATAACAAAAGGTTATGGAAAAGTGGCTTCAGCAAGTATTCCCATTCTTCTTAGCGGGAGTGAAAGATATTGCCAAAAATTTACAAGATTTACTTTGCACAATATTCAGTTATTTATAATGGGTGGAGTTTCCGGTGAACAAATAAAAAGAATTCATTCTGATACAGATGATGTATTGAAGGCTTATGAGAAAATTGTTATTTCTAAATCTAAAATATCAAAAGAGGAATTTAGAAAACAGTTGGATAGAGATGCCGAATGGTCTTTTTTTGGAACCGACGCACTAAAACTTGGAATGGTTGACAAACTAATTTAGGAGAATATTGTGACTAAGAAAACTGAAGCAGTTAGTGAAGTTGAAAAGTATAGAGAAGAAAATATTAAATATGAGGAATTTCACGGAAAAGTAGATTCCACATATATTTCAGAGTTTTCCAAACCTCTTATTGAATTGGGATTTTCTCATGATAATATTGTTACTTTGTTAATCAATAAGATGACGATTGATTTATCTGTTGAGTTGAAACAAGCGGATATTGAGATTGAAAGATATAAATCTAATAATGGTGTCTGTGATTGTCCAGAATGTAAAAAGGCTAGAGGGGAAGATGAAGACACTGGATTGTAGGAGATATGATGGAAGAAGTTATTGCTAATGGGGAAGGAAAGAAAGAGGTTCCTCAAAAGAAATTAAAATTACGAAAAAATTGGAGAGTTAAGTTCACCTCTCCCACAGGGTTTTCTCTCACGGAATGCTATTGTAGACATTGCGTACAATATAAAAATCCTAAAGATTTTCAGCCTTCTTATGATTCTACACTTGATAAAAATGGAATGATGAGTATTTGTCGTTCCTGTTGTGAAGAAATTTATCAGGATAATCTTAGGGCGGAAAAGGATATTTCTAAGGCATTGTTGAAAACGTGTAGAACACTAAATTGGGTATTCTATTCTCCAGCAATTGAACCATCTATTGAGAAATATAAGATTGCTAGGGATAAAAATCCTGATGGTAAGATTTTATTCACTGGAGCATATTGGACAATTGTCAATGGTACAAACAATATGAAATATTCTGAAATTCCTAGTCTTACTTTTACTGAACCTTTGAGGGAAGATTTTATACCAAAAGAATTTATTAACGATGGTGAAATAAACGAAGAAATTATAAAGTTTTGGGGTGAAGGGTTTGAAAAGGAAGAATACAAAGTTCTACAACAAAATTATTTAGATTTCAAAAAGGATTACACTGTTGAGGCAAAAGGGGCAGTATTAATTGTTAGAGAAATATGTTTTAAAATTTTAGAACTTGAAAAAACTAGAAAAATTCCCGGAAGTTCTGAATCTATTCTAAAAGAAATACAAACATTGATGAAGAATGGAGCCTTGACTCCCGCTATGGCAAATATGGCTAACAGTGGACAGGCGAGAGATACTTGGGGAGTCAGAATTGCCACTATACAAAAAAATGAACCGGCAGAATGGCTTCAAGGGGAAGAACAAAGAGAAAGATTCAAAAACGTTTATGGTAGTAAAGAATATTTCAAGAATTTTTTTGTTAGAAGTCTTAAGAACTATATGTTGGGAAGCAAAGACTATTTATCAGAAGAATTATTATCTAATGAGGATGAAGAAGAGTTGAATATTGAAGAACTCATTATTGAGGAGGATGAAGGTGGCACAGAAGAAGAATCCTCGCCCATACGGGAAGAATGAATATATAGCCAATAGTGCAAAAGTTGATAAATTTCAACAGGGTGTACCAACACTATCCGAATCTGAATTTACAAGAAGCGAAATAGATAGGATGAAGGATTGGAATACTTTATTTAGACTTTATCCTAGTTTTTTTGTTGAATGGTGGTTAGGAATTCCTTTGTTTCCATATCAAAGATATTGGTTAGATTTAATGGCGGAAAGCACTACCTTTTTAGCTGTCGCGTCAAGAGGTAGTGCCAAGTCAATGATGGTTGGTCTCTTAGCTATAGTTAAGGCAATACTATATCCCGGAATAAAAATAACAATTGCTTCAAATACAAAGAAACAAGCTGGACTTATCATAACCCAACACATTTCCTCTTTTGAAAAACAAAGTGAAATGTTGGCGAGAGAGATTCAAAATATTGTACAAAACTCAAATGACTATAAGGTTATTTTTCATAATGGAAGCACGATAGAAGTTGTTGTTTCAGGTGAAGGTGGTCGCGGCGTAAGAAATTCCGTAAGCATACTTGAAGAGCGGAGACTTATACCGAATGAGATTATTGATACAATTATTCGCCCATTTGCTGTAACCTATAGACCTCCTTATTTGTTTAAAAAGGAGTATTCTCACTTACAGCCAATGGAACCACAGGAATTTGCAATTACAAGTGCATATTATAAATCGTGGGAATGGTTCAAAGAAGCCGTAAAAATATTCAAAAAAATGGCAGATGGGGAAGAAGGTTTTAATTGTATTACTTTAGATTATCAGATAACCATGAAACATGGGATAAAATCCAAGAAACAAATGGATTCTGAAAAACTAAAATTCGACCCAATTTCTTTTTCTATGGAATATGGAAATATTCCCTATGACGGAAGTTCAAGCTCCTTTTATAAAGTAAATATGTTTACTAGAACATTGAAAAGAGCTTGGAGACCAATCATGGATAAGTATGCCACATCACAGAAAAATCCTTATGATATAAAAAAAGCGGGTGACGAAAAAAGAGTTATGGCGGTTGATTTAGCCATGAGAAAAGGAAAACAAAACGATATTACGGTTATAACTTGTGCTAGGTTATCCCCCACTCAAAAGGGTTGGGAAACAGAAATTGTTTATCAAGAAACTCACTCTGGAAAGAATGCAACACTTCAAGCACTTAGAATAAAACAAATTGCGAGTGAATTTGATGCTGATGCTATTGCGATGGACTTTGGGGCGGGTGGCAATGGTTTGGCGGTATTTGATATTTTAAGTCTACCAACTAGAGACGAAGACAGAATGAAAGAATATCCTGCTTACACTGTTTTAGAAACGACAAATGTTGAAAAGAATATTGATAAAGGTTTTCTGGAAGATTTAACTCAAAGGACTTTGGGAAGAGACGCTTTACCGATAATTTATCCAATTGTTCCATCACCACAACTAAATGCTCAGATGAGTATAAAGTTAAGGGATAGACTAAAAAGAAAGTTAATAAAGTTTCTATGCGATGATACCATTGCAGAAGAATATTTGGTTAACAGTGGAAATAAAGATATTTTTGGTGAAGACAGTGAAATTAGAGCATATCTTTTATCTCCACATGTAAATACTTCTTTGATGGTCAATGAATGTATTTCTTTGGAGATGGTTCCGAATGCTAGTGGATTTAAATTACAAGAACCCAATGGGGCAAGAAAGGATAGATTTAGTTCTTTGATGTATCTAAATTGGTATGTTGGATTGTTGGATGGAGATTTACTCAAAGAGGGTTCAGACGAAGATGCTTTTTCTGTTTTATCTTCCTTATTTTACAGTGGATAAAAAAAGAAACTGTCCTTATTAATGGTAGAGAAAAGACTTGACAAAATTAAGATTTTGTGATAATATATGTGTTCCCAAGAAGTTAGAGATGCAACTCGAAAAGTGTCTGCTGAACACCTGTTCTTGGGATTTTATTTTCAGCACTATTAACAGCAAATAGGAGATAGAATGGGAAGAAGGGTTTTAACACTTGAAATTGTAAAAGAAGAAGCTAAACTAAGGGGATATAAAATACTCAGCAAAGAATTTGATGGGAGACAACACTTCGAACCTGTTACGTTTGGAGGAGTGTCAATTGAAAGAGCTAAGGAAAATTTAAAATCACAAAAGAAAAGAGATAAGGTAAAAGATAGATTCTGTAAAAATAATAATATTTGTTTAATAAGAATATCATATAAAGAAGTTGAAAAAATAGAAACGATATTATCTAAGAAGTTAAAACTCAGGAAAGTTTCCTGAGTTTTTAGTTTAATAAAATCTTGGCAAGAAATTGCCAGTAATGGAAGGAGGTAATAAAAAATGCCAAGAAGAAAGAAAGCAGACATTGAGGTTTTGCCAGACAATAAGCCTATAGGTTTGGAGGACGTGGACTATGTGATGCAATTTGCTCGGTCTGCTATCTCTGGAATGTATGGACTTCCAAATGTTTATAATCCAATGGGAGTTTCCCAAAGAATGCAGGACGTAGGATTAAATCCGATAATCGCAGAAGCGGACAAAATTGAATCTGCATTAAATAATCCGAAAGCAAATGAAAGAAATTTATCTGGATATTCCGAAGACCTGTATCTTAAAAATATGATTATGAAGAGAATGGTTCTCTATCTTTCAAATTCGTTGTCTTGGAACTTGGACTGGGTATGTACAACCCCCGATACAAAATATGATTCTGATGCTTTTAAAAAAGATAAGGCGAGAATGATTTCTTTCTTTGATAGATTTAACATCAAAGAACAATTTACACAAATCATGCAAACGATGGTTTTGAACGAGGTCGGATTTTATCAACTTAGGGATGATTATGAAAAAATTGCGTTTCAACAGTTACCACAACAATATTGTGAATTAACTGCTAGAAATCCTTATGGGTTTAATTTTGATTTTAATTTTCAATGGTTTTTTCAGGCTAATACCTCAATTGAAATGTATCATCCAGTCTTCAAACGACTCTACTCTGAGATATTTGATAAAGACGGAAACAATCTCTATAATCCAGCGGCTTCATTTTTAAATAGAGATAGTAGTTGGACAATGTGGGTTCAAACTAATTTAGAGGATGGTTTTTGGGCATTTAAATTACAACCATTTATAACCTCAAGAATTCCATTTTTAGCACCATTGTTTATTGATGCTTCATTACAACCTCTGTATAGAAAACTTGCTCAAAATTCTGCCATTCAATCTGCCCAAAAGCTCCTCGTTGGACAAGTGGGATTAAATAAGGATTCAAAAGGTGGAAGTTTAGCAAATAATTTCAACATTAGTGCAGACCAGTTGGGTAAGTTTTTGCAACTTGTTCGTTCTGGAATTTCAGAAGCGATTGGTTTTACTGCGGCTCCATTGGAAAACATGGAAACACATTCTTTTGACCTTCCGGCGAGAAACGTTCAAAGTGAAAGTAATATGATACTCGCATCCCAGTCAGGGATTTCAAGCAGACTACTCTACACCCTCGATAAGTCGAATCTGGAGGAGACGCGCAATTCAATCAGTGTGGATGAGATGATGCTAAAAAGTGTGTACTCCAGTTTTGAGAACTTCTTAAATTTCAGGGTTAATAAAGAAACCAAAAAACATAAATTTAAGTTTATGTTAAGTGGTTTTGAATTTGACTCAAGTAAAAGAAAGGCAAGGGATGATTTCTTTCAATATGCGGGATTAGGGATATTTCTTCCCGGAAAACTTGGCGAGGCGTTGGGTGTTCAAAGATATGATGTTGAAAGAATGCTTGCGGAATCAAAAGCAGAAAAATGGGAAGATAAAGTTACCTTCATCACTCCATTATTTCAACAGTCAAAAGAACAACAAGCGGAAAATAATGGTAAAGGTCGTCCACAAAAAAATGAAGATGACCTAAGTGAAAGTGGTTCAGAGACTAGAGAAAATGGAGAAAATATAGATAGTAAAGGGGGTAAAATCTAATGACCCTAACGAAAGATGAATACAGGGATAGAATTATATCCCATAAATTATCCGTGAAAACCGGTATTCAAAGAATTGTGGATGAGTTAGAGTCGAGGGCGGAGAAACATGATGACGACAAACTTTATCCCAGAATACTTGAAAATTTTATGAATGTTTCAAATAAGTTCAGTGGGGTTAAATTTGCTTCTACTGAATATAATGAAATTCTAAATGAATTAAAACCAGTCTTGAATGAGCATTATGAAAAAAGTCCTCATCACCCGGAACACAATATTAACGGAATAAATGGTATGACTTTAATTGATTTAATTGAAATGTTAGTTGATTGGAAATCTGCTTCAACTGCTTATGGGGACACCTTTTATGAATCTTTGAAAATAACAAAAGAAAGATTCAATATAGGAGAACAGTTATTTGAAATTTTATTAAACACATCGAAGGAATTGGGTTACTTGCCGAAAGGAGAAAATTAATGATACTTGGGTGTGATGTGTCTTTTTATGAGAGTGATTCTGGGGGGAAGATAGATTTTGTAAGAATGAAGTCCGCCGGAATGAAGTTTGTTATTATTAGGGTGGGACAAAATTTATGGGTAGACCCAAGTTTTTCTGCAAATTGGATAGATTCTAAATTAGCAGGATTTCCTCGTGGTAGCTATTGGTTTTACGATAGTCGGATTAAACCAGAAGAACAGGCTTCTTTATGGGTTAAAACTATGGGAAATGATTTTGGTGAACTGCCATTGTTTGCGGACTATGAGGAATCATACAACGGCAAATATAAAGGCGGGGAAAATTTCAAATTATTTTTAGAAGAAATAAAAAGACTTTTACCAAATAAAGAAATAATAATTTACACAGGGTTTTGGTATTTTAAGGATAATGTCCCAACATCACTACATCCATACTTTTCACAATATAAATTGTGGACTGCTAATTACGGAAGTTCAAAACCATCAATTCCACCTCCCTTTACAGATTGGGAATTTTGGCAATATTCTGAAGATGGAGTTGGAAAAGATTATGGTTGTAATGGTGGATTAGATATGGACTATTATAACGGAACCCTTGAACAATTCAATGAGAGATTTAAAATAGGTTATACTTCTCCAGAAACAAATCAACCAAAACAAGATAAACTACTTTCAAGTAAAATTTATTCAGATGGTGTGACTCTAAACTCTTATGAGGCTTATTTATCACAAGGCACAACTAAATACTATGTCTTTGATATAGAGATGACAAAAGTTGAATTCTTTGTTTCACCTCAATTATCGTCTAGAATGTATGTTCCAATGTTTTTGGAAAAATATAAACTAAATATTGCCGTAAACGGAGATGGATTCATTTCAACCGCCACTACTGGATTTAATTCTAGTGAGGGAAAGTCTTATGGGAAATTAGGGGTAGAAGAAACTCTTTTCATAAATAATAAAAACCTTATTGAAAGAAAAATTCAGAATCCAATTTGGAACGCAATTTCTTATCCCAATAGAATTGTTGTCGATGGTAAAACTCCCACAATAAACAAGGAAAGAAGTGATATTAGAGGTAGAACCGCTTTTGGATATAATAAAGAACAATCCAAGTGCTATTTATTTGTCTGCGATGGAAAAGATTATTATAGCACGAGTGGAATGAACTTTTGGGATGTTTCAGAAAGATTAATTTCTCTTGGATGTGATTATGGAGTCATGCTGGATAGTGGGGGAAGTACAACTATGGCGGTTATGGATAATAACAAACCAATCGTCATAGGAGAACCCTGTGGGGAAGATTCTGTGATTGCTTATGAATATCCAATGAGAAGAGTTGCGAACGTTCTTGGGATTAGGATTAAAAAAACTTTGCCAAATGAACAAGAATCACCAGAAACAGGAGAACAAGTAATGGATTTATATAAAGCAATTTGTGACGTAAAAGGAACGAGTATTAAGGCTATGGATAATGGTGCTTCTCTGGTAACTATGCAAATTGGATGGGAAGTTGAAGGGGAATTGTCCGCATTAAAAACCGATATTATCAATATTACAAAATATCGCAAGGGTACTGGAATGCCAGATATTACACTTCCAGAAAATTGTAAATGTTCATTAGCTGGACTAGGTACACCGGTTTTAATTTCAACCACTGAACCAATTCCAGACCCCACACCTACTGAGACTAAGAAAATAGTAAAATTGGTTGCATATTTTGATGATGAATCCACTAAAACATTTTTACCAGAGGGATAATGAAAATATCTGCTATATTTGAGGATAATAGTGAACAGGTCTTTATAGAAGAATCTGTTCCAACTTTTCCAACATTTGCGAGAGTTAAACATTGGCATGAGCGTTTTGGTCTTTCTTATTTAGCATATGCTAGGTGGGAATCTGGAAATCCAAGACTACATGCCGGAAGTTATGGAGACCCCGCCGTTTTCCAACTAAATTGTTCTTCTAGTGACCACCCCGTTCATATGACTCCGGAAATTGAAAATTGGGCGTTGGGATTATTGAGACAATCTTCTAAGGGGACAATGACGGAAGATAAGCTAAAATTAGCCTACAGAAACCTATACGAAGGAATGAAAGCATTTACCAATGGATTTGGTTGGGATGACGGTTATCAATCCGTTATTTTAAATCTAAACATGGGCAAAGAAGCACAAAAACTTCAGTTAACTATGGCTAATGGCGCGACAATAAAGATTCTAGGGAGAATACAGAGAAGGGGTGGCCAACTCGTATATCCTTTTGAAGTTATGAATGCTCAAGACCCAAACACTTTGAAAAGAACCTTGAAAGATTCTTGGTGGTTAATGTTTCCTGCTACAAACTCAACATTGGAACCTCAACCGAAAGGAACCGTTGAACCATTTCCTAAATTAAATGATTATGATTTAATTGTTCCCATGTTGGCAAATAATACGAATGTTGGATATATTCAAGCGGAATGGGTTGAATTTCTTGGAAATAATATAACTCAGCCAGTATTCCCATATTATAAAACGTGGGTGTCAGAAGAACAATGGAAAATGAATAGAGGATTATTTTAACTTGGAGAAATTATGATTTTAAACGTATTTGAAAGATTATCAATTTTATCAATCCTTCCAAAAGAAAGTGATTATACGACGATAAAGATAATCAGAAAACTTAGAGAAAATCTATCTTTCACAGAAGAAGAATATAAAAAACTAAAATTCGAAACCGGTAATGAAACTATCAAGTGGGATAATAAAGAGGATATTTCAAAAGAAATAGAAATCGGAGAAAAGGCTACAGATATAATAATTGAAGCCTTAAAAAAATTAGATTCCGAAAAGAAACTTACAGACCAGTTTTTTGATATTTACGAAAAGTTTATACGATAAAATGCTGATTTTATTGGAAAAGTTATGGGAGAATTACTATATCTCTCATAACTAAAATTATTTAAATTTATCATTAATAGGAGAGGAAGTAAAGGTGGCATCAAAAAAACTAAGTATAATCATCCCTGCTAGAAATGAGATTTACCTAAACCAGACGATTGAAAATTTACTAAAACAAGCCGAAGATGAGATTGAAATCATCGTAGTTTTAGATGGATACTGGCCAACGGAACTTCCTAAAGAAGACCCTAGATTGATTCTTGTTCATCGTGAGAGACAAGGAATGAAAGCATCAATAAATTCCGCAGTACAAATGTGTTCAGGGGAGTTTATTCTAAAAATAGATGCACATTGCACTATCAGCGAAGGCTTCGATAATATTTTGAAGCAAGATTGTGATAAAGATGATGTAATAATAGCTCGAAGATATTCTTTGAATCCAGATACATTTGATATAAAACGAGATAGAGATTTTGTTGATTATGAATATTTGCGTTGGCCGTACCGAGACGAAAACAGAAGTGTGCATGGAAGTAGAGTTGGAATTCATGCAGAACAATGGAAAGAGAGAACAATTAATAATATTAATATATTGATAGACTCTACTCCTACTTTTCAGGGTAGTTTCTATTTTATGCATAAAGAACACTTTATCAAAAGAATAGAGGGACTCGATGAAAAAGGTTTTGGAACATTTGTGGGCGAGGCGCAACAAGTGGGACTAAAAACATGGTTAGGTGGTGGACGTTGCCTAATTAACAAAAAGGTATGGTATAGTCATCTTTGGAAGGGTCAACCTTATAGGGAGGCGCACCTAAAGGAGATTGGAACTCCATATAGTCGCATTGGTCAAAAAGAATTAAAAGAAAGCAATACTTTTTGTGTGGACTATTTTATTCACGACAAATGGAAGAATAGAAAACATAATTTAAGTTGGCTAATTGAAAAATTTGATATGCCAACTTGGCCTAAAAACTGGACAGAACTTATTAAGGATGAGCAATGGATGAAGCAACAACGATAATTTATTATACGGCAAATACTGAAAATGTATTGTTTGAAGAAAAAGTAAAACAAACAATAATAAAGAATTCCAATGGATTGCCTATAATTTCGGTGTCTAGAAAACCAACGGATTTTGGTAATAATATATGTGTTGGAGAAATTCCGGTATGTTATGCAAATGGAATTCGACAACTTTTACTTGGATTGAAATTATGCAAAACAAAATACGCCATTGCCGCCGAATCAGACTGTTTATATCCTCCGGAATATTTTTCCCACGTACCATTATATGATAATAGAATGTATAGATATAGAAATGTAAAAGTTATATATCAGTGGGAATCTAAAAAATTTAAAGGAAAATTTTGGGAAAAAGCATTTACTGAAGGAGCGCAAATGGCGGGTGTCGAATATTGGATAAATTCAATTGAAAACCAAGTTGATGGTGGTGATTGGAAAAATACCAAAAATCCTCCGATTATATTTGAAAGACATTTAATACCTCGATATTCGTGGAACTCGGTTAATCCGGTTATAACGATAAAAACTAAAAGCAACATAAGTAAATATACAACGAAAACAGGAATTTCGTTTGATACAGTTCCTTATTGGGGTTCTGAAAAAGAAATTCAGGAGTGGTTATCATGAAAATAAGCTATAAATGGGGAAGTCATCTTGTAGCTCTAACAAAAGTTATTCCAATAACAACAGGGGATGTATTGGAAATGGGAACTGGGCTATATAGCACACCATATCTTCATTGGGCTTGTTTTGGAAAAAGAAAATTAGTTTCTTATGATAACAACCCCACCTATATTAAATATGCAATGCCTTTTTCAAATAATGAACATCAAGTAATATTTGTTGAAAAATGGGAGGATGCGAATATCGAAAAAGAATGGGACGTTGCATTAATAGATAATGAACCGTCTTATAGACGCAAAGAGGAAATTAAAAGATTATCTTCTTATTCGAAATATATAATTGTCCACGATACCGAAGATAGAAATTTAAAAGATTATATGTTTGACGAAATATATCCATTATTTAAATATAGATATGATTTTAGTCAGGTTCGACCTCAAACAACTGTTCTGAGTAATTTCACAAGTTTAGAAAATTTATGGAGCAAATAAAAAAATGAACGCCCTCAAGTATATAGCCGATAAATATAATTTAGATATTACACAACCTAGTCCTATAGAGATAGAAAATGTGGGAAGAAATATTTTAGGGTATTGGTTTAAAGATTTGGGATTTATGAGAGGTGTTGAATTGGGGGTTGAAAAAGGATTATTTTCTAAGATTCTATTGGATGCAAATCCTGAAATGGAATTAAATTGTGTGGATTCATGGAAATTTTATTCTGAATATAATGCTCGTTTAAATACTCCTGATTTGCCAAAAAGATTCGAAGAAACGCAAGAAAGACTAAAGGGATACAATGTAAAATATCACAAAATGTTTAGTCAGGACGCAGTTAAAAGATTTGAAGATAACTCTTTGGATTTCATATATATTGATGCCAACCATGATTTACCTTGGGTAATGAATGACATACTCTGGTGGGAAAAGAAAGTTCGTCCCGGCGGAATTGTTTGTGGACATGACTATATTAGAGTTGGAACAGGAAATACAAAAAATTTTACGATTGAAGCGGTAAATTGGTATACAGAATTAAAGCCAATTAAAACTTGGTTTTTATTAGGTACTAAAGCAAAAGTTCCCGGAAGAATTAGAGACGATGCTCGTTCTTGGCTGTGGGTAAAGGAAGGATAAATGAATCTTTATTTTGGAAAATCTTCATCGTTTGGAATCAACAGGGTTATTGATGCCTTACTTAAAACTTATCCTATGACTTTTAATCGAGTTCAGGATGACAAAGAGGCAGAGATTGTTATTATCCATGCGACAGGAAGAAAGAATCATATAACAGAATATGCTCAAAACTTAGTAAAAGAAGGAAAGGAATATATTGTAATTCAATACGTTCTTGGGAGCAGTAGAAACCCAGACCCTAAAGATTGGATGCCCTTATGGAACGGTGCTAAATTTGTCTGGAGTTATTATGACTTAGGAAATTATGTCTCCAACTTCTACCATGCCCCTCTCGGTTCTAATTTTAATATTTTTTATCCTGAAAATGCTGAGAAGAGATATACTGTCGGAACGATTGGAAATTGTTATAAAGCAGAATGTATTGGTGAAAATCATCTTGCCGTTTGGTTGGTTGGTGGAAGAGCCTTGCATATTGGTGAAAAGTTTACATCTAATCCGATAGTTAATTATGTCTCCAATGTTAAAGATGATGAATTGAGAGTGTTATATAACCAATGCAACTATTTTTCATCCTTGAGAAGAAAAGATGGATTTGAGATTCCTGCTATAGAATCTTTATTATGCGGTGTCAGACCGGTAATGTTAGACACCCCTAATTATAGACAATGGTTTGATGGACTATCCGAATTTATTCCCGAAAAGTCAGTTGGTGAAACCGTTGGGAATCTTAAGCGTTTATATAAAAGACCTCCCAGAGAAGTTACCATAGAGGAAATTAATGAAACTAAAAATCGTTTTAATTGGGATAAAATAATGAAAGGATTTTGGGAAAGATGTACGATTTAAGCATATTAATTCCGGCGAGGAACGAAGAATTTCTAATTCGGACTATTCGGGATATTTTCGAAAACAGTTCCGAGAAAACTGAAGTGATTGTTGTTTTAGACGGTCAATGGCCGGTGGAACCGATACCAGACCATCCTAGATTAACAATTATATATCATTCAGATAGCATTGGGCAGAGAGCGGCAACCAACGAAGCGGCTAGATTATCCAACTCAAAATACGTTATGAAGGTTGATGCCCACTGTGCCTTTGATAAAGATTTTGACACAAAGATGCTAAACGATATGAGGGATAATTGGACAATGATTCCTCTTATGAAAAATCTTCACGCTTTCAATTGGGTCTGTGAAAATGGTCATAGTCGTTATCAATCTCCATCCGGTGTTTGTGCTGAATGCGGAAAACCGACAAAAAAAGATATAGTTTGGATTTCTAAAAATAATCCCAAAAGCACATCATATAGATTCGATACCGATTTACATTTTCAGTATTGGAATGAATATAAAGAAAAACAAAAAGGTCAATTGGTTGAAAGTATGAGCGCACAAGGTTCGTGTTTTATGCTGACCAAAGAAAAATATTTTGAATTAAATATTTGTGATGAAAAGCATGGTTCATGGGGGGCGCAAGGAACAGAGGTGGCATTAGCGACATGGCTTTCTGGCGGAAAACTAATTATAAATAAAAACACATGGTATGCTCACTTATTTAGAACAGCCGGTGGTGATTTTGGATTCCCCTATCCTAACCTCGGAATAGAAAAAGCAAGAAAATATTCTAAGGAAATATGGTTTAATAATAAACACAAGAAACAAATCTATCCGCTATCATGGCTGATAGAAAAGTTTAGTCCTATCCCCGACTGGAATGACGAATCTGGAAAAGAGATATTAAATAAAGTTATAGAATCGGGAAAAATTTTCTATGACTCAAAGAAAAGACCATAAAAAACTTAGTGTAATTTAAGGGCAATTTATAGATACTCATTATAGGGTATTGGATAAACATGATAATGTGGAAAGTGAGACACTTAAAAAATTAATTATAAGTGGGGAAAATTTTATAAATAAATAATGTGAAGGAGGGAATATGACCATATCTGGAAGTGCAGTTTGGGGTCATGTAACAGGAGTTACTCAATCAAACGTTCGAACCTTTACAGGCAATTGGACAGGCACAGGAACAATAGAAAATAGTGGAGATGCGGAAAGAATAGCATTACACTCTGCCCAGTATATGGAAGGAGAAGTTGTAAACACCGGAATAAAAACAGTTTCATTATCTCAAAACGTATATGATGCTGGAGACATGGCTATTATAAAATATCGACATGGGGTGGATTCCGCTTCCTGTCTTGCCGCATCATGGAACAATTATACTGTTCCTTTTGGTTCTTTAGGCTACGTTCAAATTAGAATTGAATCTATTGTAACCGGAAATACATATTTTGTTTCCACGTCCGGTAGTGATGCTCACACTGGATTAAGTGAAGCACAAGCGTTTAGAAATATTCAAACGGCATTAAACACAGTTGCGGCTGGAGATGCTATTGTTGTTGCATCTGGAACATATACGGAAGCTCTTACAATAGTAAAAACCGGGACATCGACAAAACCAATATATATACATGCCAGCACTAATTTAGGGGTGACAGTTAATGCGGGAAGTTCTAAATCAATTAGGACAAGTGGAGCGAAAAGTGACTACGTTATAGATGGATTTAGATTTATTTCAACATCTTCGGATGGTCAGGATACCCCTTATAATGCAACAATTAGTCTCTCGTATAATTATTGGGGAGACGGAGATGCTTTTGAGGTTGGTAATGATAGATTTACGATTCGTAATTGTTATATTGAAGGTAGTGTATATATTTACGGTTCGGATTGTCTCGTAGAGAACTGCGAATTTAATGGAACAAGTATTCAATATAATGCTATTACAGAAAGGTCACAACCTAGCGAAAATAATATTTTTAGAAATAATATTATTCATGATTATCTTCAGAGAGGGGGATGGACATTATCCTACGTCCACAATTCTCTTTGGCAAGGTAATACACTTTACAATATTGGAAGTAGTAGTGTGGGTGGAAGTGGTATTGACTGTGATGGTGCGGGTCATGCTAATTACGGATGCAATATAATCAACAATATATTCTACAATATTCAGGGTGAATGCGCTATACTAATGGAAAATGGATTCGATTCAACCAT